CTTCCAGTTCCGGATCCTTCTCATCGGTATAAAGTTCAATACTCAGGTTGGAAAACTCCATATAAACCACATCATCAGCGGCAAAGTTCTCCGAACCCGGAAATAAAAAGCAGATGAATGGCGGATCGGGACTTTCCCCTTCCGCGAAATGGTCATACGCAAAAGGGATCTCCAACTCCGTTAGCATCTGCATCACTTCTTCATGCGTCATCCTTCTTCCTCCCGATCTCAATGATGCATTCGGCAGCATGACGGCAGACCGGGCAGTTATAGGGATAGCCTCGGCACTTTTCTCCCCGTCTGGTAGAGAAACACACATACAGACCGATTCCTGAAATCCCGATAGCAATAACGAATCCCAAAAGCAAAATCTCCATCATCACTAACCGCCCTTCTGTAAATCTCTCTCGATATCCCTTGTCAACTGCTCGATACCTGTCTGCTCCGCCGGAGCGATATGCGGAAAAGCCCTCGTCCTTCCGCCGCCTCTCTTTGCATGGCCGAACTCCAAAAGATGCGTCAGCTGATATCGCTTGGAATGCACAACGACCTGGATGGAATCAGATGTCTCTTTGGTCTTCTTCACCGCCCAGCTCCTGGAATACTTCCCGGTCTTCTTTGGAGCAGTACCCTCAATCTGCTTCTTCACAGTATCCCCGGCTTTCTTAACATCCTTTTTCAAATCATCCGCCGCAAGCTTTGCGTATTCTTCCATGCCCTTCATCACGGTATCCGCAAGCTGGTCAATCTTGATCGTCTGTCCCATCAGCGACGCTCCTTCCTGCAGGTGAACTTCAGCGACTTCTTCTTAAAATTCATATGGTCAATGTTCTCGATGTTATAAAGTTCACCCATGAACATCACCCTGTATCCCGTGGAAGTGATCACTGCAGCCTTTGCGCAGTATCGAACCGTTACTGTCATGGAAAAATCCTCTACCGTAGTGCCGGCAGCCTGCTCTTCCTTTGAACTGGCAAGCCCTTCACCGCCGATCGTGGCAAAGCAGGTATAATAATCCGTCCAGGTATTCTTATGATTGCCGAACTTGTCCGTCACGGTCTCATTCTTCTGGAAGGTCACCTTAGACCTTAAAGCTGCCACGTCCATCAGAATCCCTCCTTCCGGCTGCCAAACAGCAATGCCCGAAGTGTCAGATCCATCGCATGGTGGTCAGCTTCCTCCCTGTGCTCATACAGATAAGCCACCGTGAACATTACGGCGATTTTCCCATTGGCACAGGCATCCAGGTCAGCCTCATCATCCGTGCGCAGAATATCCATACACTGTTTCTTCCCGGCTGTTATGAAGTTTTCAATCAACGAATCATCATCCTCGAAATCAATCCTCAGATAATTCTTCATTTCTTCCACAGTCAAAGTCATCTGAACTCACCTCACAATAAAGGCGGCAGATTTCTCCACCGCCTACATTTCTTATTCCGGATCCACGATCACAAGCTTATAGGTTGTCTCCGCATACCCATCAGCCCACAATGTGAAGGTATCAACCGACTTCTCGGTGTTATTACCGTCAAGCACCAGATCAGCCGCAACCCAACGGACAAAATACCCGGCATCCAGACCGCACTGAGACGCTTCTGTAACATCCTCTGCACTCAAAGCAGAACCGTTGTAATACAACCCCGTGATCGGAGAAATCCCGACACCAAGGCCAACTCCAAGCCACTTGTGCTTGCCCCAACCGTTACCAGCCTCAAAATCCTTAAGATTCTTCACCTTATCAGACAAAGTGATAGTAATGGTATGCGCGTCATTATCCACCGTGACATCTGAAATCTTCCCGGTGTTATACTGACGGTCTGCATGACCGGCAACGCTGTCCGTCACTGCCGCATACTGCATCGTGAACGCATCACCTACCATGAGACCTGCATTCTTAAGATTCGTGATCAGAGCATTCAGACTGGTTCTGACTTTTGCCACGGTATCGCTTGTCACGTCAGCCGTGCTCATATTCGGCATCAGGCCGTTGTCATACACAATCTTGCCACCGATATGCGTGACGTCGCCGCCCTGCTCTGTATAGTTTTTTGCGTTATATCCGCTCATTTCGCACCTCCAAAATCCGGGCTGCCATATTGTCAGATACAGCAGCCCTGTCATCCGTTAACCTTACGCCTTCATCTTCAGGAGCTTGATACCCTCCGGAAGAATGACCTTGCCGTCAACACGCTCGGTAGCAACAAAGCCGACCTGGCCATTCGTGCTGTAGAGCTCATTCAGCCTCTGCACGGTTCTTCCGGAACGGTCAGCGATCCAGTAATTCTTGAAATCACCGAACGCAACTGTATACGCGCCGGCTTCAACCTGAGGCACATACGGACTGGTGTAGAGGTCATAGCCCAGGAGCTTGTCCGGCTCGCCCGCCTGAAGGGAAGGCTGCCAGAGGTAAACGCCGTTGCCGTCCTTCAGCTTACGGATCGCTGCGATAGTCGCGTCGTTCATCAGGAACTTCGCGTTTCTGCGGTAAGGACTCTTCAGCGAATAAACAAGGCTGATCAGCTCATCTGCGGTAATGATCTGGCCACCGCTTGTCACGCCGACCTCGCCGCCGTTCGCGGTAAAGATACCAGTAGGCTGTCCGGTTCCGGTACCAACGCAGAATGCCTCTTCCTCAGCGATACCGAAAGCCCTTGCGAACTCGGACGCGATATAGCTTTCCAGATCAAACATGGAATCCTGAAGAAGCTCGATGGAAACCTTCACTAGATCCGTAAGCTTGAAAGCATCGATGGTCTTCTGGTCAAAGGAAGGGTCGCTCGGAGTGTAAGCCCCGTTCTCAGCTGTCCACGCAGCAGTCGAATGGGTAGCCGCAACCGGGATCTTTCTCTCAGCGCTTGTTGTGATAACCTTTGCAAGTCCTCTCACCACATTCGCCTCATCCAGACCCGTCACGATCTGACGCTCAAACTCTTCCGGAACCAGATAGCCGCCGTCCGCCTGCACGCCCTCGGAAAGGACATTGTGAACCAGTCTCTTTCCGCGAAGATGAGCGCCGAAATCTTCCTTGTACGCATTGGAAGCACGTCCGGTCTTTTCCTCAGTTTCCTGTCTCGCAGGTCTTCCGGTAAGCGGCATGTTCACAGGCTTATTGAACTCAGCCTCTCTTGCCTCAGCCCTCTGCTGACGGTCGATTGCATTGGTAAGATCCTCAATCTCCTGCTCCATGCGGCTGTACGTCGCATTGTCCTCGGCGGAGAGCACGCCGTTCTCATTCTCATGGGTATCCACAAAGTTCTTCGCAGTCTCCCAAACCTTTGCTCTCTTCTCAATCATCTCTTTAATAGTCATGGTAATAACCCTCCTTAAATGAATCTCTTGATAAAATTCAAGCGTTCCCTGATCTCATCACAGGAACGCCCGGTTTCAGTTACGTTTTCAGTTTCTGTTGCACCGTTGCAATCGGCATCCGGCACCTTGATACGACACTTCGCTGCGATCTTATCCATCAGCGAATTTGTCACCGCCGCCCTGGAATAGAGCATCGACACATCCGGTATCTCCATATCTTCAGCGGGATCCTGCCTCTGCAGGATGTCATCCGCGAAACCAAGTTCCATCGCCTTGTGCGCATCCATCCAGGTCTCCGCATCCATCAGATGTGAGATCTTCGTCCTGCTCATACCGGTCTTGATCTCATAGGCATTCATGATGGATTCCTTCACCTCGGAAAGCATGTTGATCGCCTTCTGCATCTCCGCCGTATCACCAAAAGCGATAGTCGCCGGATTATGGATCATCATCATGGAAACCGGGCTCATCAGAACCTTGGTCCCTGCCATAGCGATCACACTTGCCGCCGATGCCGCAATGCCGTCGATCTTCACCGTGACATCGCCCTTATAGTCCATCAGCATGTTATAGATCTGAGCCGCAGCCACACAGTCACCGCCCGGACTGTTGATCCAGACCGTGATGTTGCCTTCACCCGAATCCAGTTCCTGCTTAAAAAGAGCCGGTGTGACATCATCGTCAAACCAGCTCTCCTCAGCTATTGTTCCATTCAGAAAAAGCACCCGCTCAGCCACTTCTTCGCCTGAGGCCTGGTCTCTGATCTTCCTGCTTTTCCAGTTCCAAAACTTCTTCATCGGACTCTTCATCCTCCTTTCCGTTATTCCCTGCCGCAAATATTCCGGCATCCTCCAGCTTCGTCATATTTCCGTTGATCAGATACAGATCGCCGCCCTGTTCAGCCGGAATCCTGTCCAGATTCTCCAGTTCGCGGATATCATTGGCTGACATCCAGCCGTTCTGCCTTGCCGTGGCGTAACCATTCATCCTGCTCTGGTAATCACCACGCAGAAGTCCATCCACGTTGAACTTGAAGAAATATCTTTTCTTCTCATCCGGAGTAAGCAAAGCACGAACCATTGCCTGTTCCCATCGGCTCACCCAGGGATCCAGCGTGTACTTCACAAACTCCAAGCTCTGCTGCTCAATGTTATTGAAGCTACTCTTTTCCAAATCTCCGATCATATGAGGCGGTACACGAAAGATCCTTGCAATCTCATCAATCTGAAACTTCCTTGTCTCCAAGAACTGAGCCTGTTCCGGACTGATGCTGATAGGCGTGTACTTCATGCCTTCTTCCAGAACAGCGATTTTATTGGCATTTCCGGAACCACCGAAGGTTGCCTGCCAGCTCTCACGAACCTTAGAAGGATCCTTGATCGTTCCCGGATGTTCCAACACACCTGAAGGAGCAGCTCCATTCGCAAAGAACTTACTGCCGTATTCTTCCGTAGCGATCGCAAGACCGATAGCATTCTTGGCCATTGCGATCGGAGAATACCCGACAAGGCCATCGAACCCAAGCCCCGGAATATGCAGAACATCATGAGGCTGAAGCCTTACTATCCTTCCGACCTTGTTGGTTCCTTTCCTTCCGCCCACATCATCCGCATCGTAAACGGTGTACTCGTAGTACAGCCTTCCGCTGTCATCACGGTCCACCTTCATCCGATCCGGCATCAGCGGATATAGAGCCACGACTTCACCCTTACCGTTACGGATAATCTGCGAATACGCATTCCCCCACAAAAGCAGGTGTGTCATCAAAGTCTCCCGGAATATGAAGGAAGTCATCTCCGGATTCGGTTCGTCATGGAGCAAAAAATAAAGCGGATGTTCCACCGCTTTTTCCTTACCGCCATCATCGGTATATCTATAGAACTGTAACGGCAGGCTCGCCACCGCTTCGGACAGGATCCTCACACAGCAGTACACCGCCGTCATCTGCATCGCAGATCTCTCAGTGACATATTTGCCTGAAGCAGTCCCGCCCAGGAAGAAGCTGTACGCGCTTCCCGCTGTTCTGTCCGTGGGCTTATCCCTTGACTTGAATAAACCTGTCAGTATTCCCATCGCAAATCCCTCCTTCTACAGCACCAGTAAGCCGCGGTCATCATATACGCTTCCATGTGGTTCAACCTGATTCCGGATGCACCGGTCAAGCGCCATGATCGCAGCCACAATGCCATCGATCTTTTCTTTTGATCTTGCCTTCGTCACTTTGATGTTTCCGGCAGGATCTGTATCAACCACCACGTTGCCAGCCATCCATCTGAGTACTGGATGACCGCCGTGAATGATCTGTCCTTCCATAAGCAGCCGGTAGAAGTCCTTCGTCGGGCCCGACATACTTGCAAAACCCTGTCCGAACGGAACCATCGTGAAGCCGTCACCTTCAAGGTTCTGGATCATCTGCGTTGCGTTCCATCTGTCTACGGCGATCTCCAAAATGTGATACTTCTCAGCCAGTTCATTGATGAAATGCTCGATGAAATCGTAGTGGATCACATTGCCTTCCGTAGATAAAAGGTAGCCCTGGCGTTCCCAGACATCATAAGGAACCGAAGCTGCCTTCACCCTCTGCGGTATCGTTTCTTCCGGCACCCAGAAGAACGGAAGCAGAAAGTACTTTTCATCCGTGTCCCTCGGCGGAAACATCAATACCAGAGCCGTAATGTCACCCGTGCTGGATAAATCCAGACCGGCGTAACAGTCACGGCCTTCGAGAGCAGCCATATCGATTTCTTCATTGCCTTTCATGAATATCGCATCCGGTATCCATGCAACGGTACTTGAAACCCACATGTTCAGCCTCAGCCATTTGAAGGTGATTTCATCCGCCGGATTCTGCTTCGCTTCCCGGTATGCGTCCCTGAGTCTTTCGATATCAACCGTATACCCCAGAGAAGGATTTACCTTGTACCAGTTCTTCTCATCCTCCCAGTCCTCATCATCCTTAAGACCATAGACCACAGGATAGAATGTAGGATCCACACGCCTGCCTTCCAGAATGTCCAACGCCTTCGTGTGAAGCTCGAATGCAATGGAATGTCTGTCCGTTCCGGCAGTTGTGATAATGAAGTGCAGAGGATTCTGCCTTGCGTCGGAAGAACCCTTAGTCAGAACATCGTATAACTGCCGGTTCGGCTGTGTGTGGATCTCATCAAACACAAGCCCTGATACCGAAAATCCATGCTTACCCCCGACTTCTGCGCTGAGCACCTGGTAATATCCTGAATTTCCATAGTTCACTATTCTCTTTGTTGCCGTCATCAGCTTCGACCTTTTGAGCAAAGCTGGTGACATCTCAACCATTTGCCTTGCCACATCGAATACGATACTGGCCTGCTGCCTGTCTGCAGCAGCACCGTAGACCTCCGCAGACGGTTCGTTATCCGCATATAAAAGATAAAGAGCGACGGCTGCTGCCAGTTCGCTCTTTCCCACCTTTTTGCATATTTCCACAAACGCTGTCCGGAACTGCCTGTTCCCATCCGGTTTAACGATCCCGAAGATGTCCCGGATCAGCTGTTCCTGCCAGGGCAGAAGCCAGAAACGTTTGCCCGCCCATTTTCCTTTGGTGTGGCAAAGGTTCTCGATAAACTTCACAGCCCTGTCAGCCTTCGCCTTATCGTAATGAGATGTCGGAAGCATAAACCTCGACGGTTTATAGTTTTTCAACTTCGGATATCCCTTTGGCCGTGTTTCTCCTGCCATCAGGAATCACCCCCAAGCAGAGTCTCCATCTCATCTTCCTCGTCCTTGCCGATACCGGACGCCGCCATGATCCTCGATCTCGCCGATGGCGTCAGACCAAACTCGGACGCCGCCTGTATCATAAGCCGCTGTTCTGTATTACAGATCGCGACCCACGGATTCGGTCTATGCATTCCGTTTTCCGTCTCATAGGTAGCGCCCTCAGAATCAATATGCTCCTGAGCCTCTTTCCATCTTGCGTAGGACTGGCAGTACGCGGCGAACGCCGATCTGTCGATCTCCGTCAGCACGCCCATCTGGTTCAGTTTCTCGCTGAGCCGTTTCCACTCTTCCCGCGCGTCCGGGAGCAGCCACTTCGGACAGTCGGGCATTCCCTTACCCGGAACCGGTTCTTTTGTGTTCAGTTTTCTCTTACCCGGATTGCCTTCCAGCTTTTTCATCGCTGTGGGCTTCGGCTTTCTTCCAGCCATAGAGCACCGACCTCCTTCCTGTCAGTTTTTCACTTTGCATTTCGCGATTTTGCACGCGTGACCCCCGCGCCGTTCCCTGGGAGCCGGGGCTGTAGAGATCAGACCACCCCCTACCCGTGGCGGGATCCCCAGTAGTCCCCCCGCTTCGCATGTATGTGTGAGTGACACGACTTGCACAGTGCGATCAGATTGCTCCGATCATGCGTGCCACCTTCACTCAGTGGCTTCTTGTGGTGTATCTCTTCTGTCGGCACGATGATTCCACGATCAAAACACAGCTCACAGAACGGATGCTCCGCGGCGTACTTGTCGCGGATCCTCTTCCATGCGCGGCCATATCTTTTCTTTGTGGATTTATCACGACCATACTTCTCATAGTTACTGTTGTTCAGCTTCTCATGCTCTTCACAGAATCTCCTGTCCGTAAGATTCGGGCATCCGGGATAAGAGCATGGGTGCTTTGGTTTCCTCGGCATCCCGCCACCTCCTTCTCGGCATAAGAAAAGCCCCGCAGGATTTCTCCCGCAAGGCTCTCGTTCATTCTTCCCGGTTTTTCACGATATCAGTATAGCATGTCCACTATGTGGAATCGTCTCGCAAAGTGGACACGGCATCCAACCCGCCGGTATCTCTCCCCGGCTTTCCACGATACCAATATATCATGTCCACAATGCGAGATCGTCTCATAAAGTGGACACGCGCTTTACGCTTTTCCGAACAAAAGAACGGTCAGCTTATCCACGGCACGGTTCTTCCTGCGGTACGCGGAAGCCCGCTCGATATGAAAATACCTTGCCACCATATCCGCCGAACTGCTGCCGTACTCATTGTCCTCGCTGTAGAAGGATTCCAGAACAAACCGTTCATCCTCCGTCATCTGTTCCCACGCCGGCACGAACCATTCCATGTATTCCACCGCCTGCCTGTACCGCTCTTTCAAGACGTCGATCTCATCAATCATTTTGATCATCCTGTCTTCTCCCGCCTTCGGATTGTGCGCGTGGGGCATACCGTCGTAACGGACGCTTCCCACGGATCCCATCTCCTCATAGGCAGCTTTTATTTCGGCGTCCGTGTTGTCGATGATAAACTTCATGCTCCCGAAGTCTTTCAAAGCAGCCACGGCTCCCGCCCTCTTATCCAGGTACTTCCAAACTACATTCATGGCATCTACCTCCGATTGAAAAAAAATTGGTTTCCACTCGGATTGACTCTGATTTACTCTGATTGTCTTATTTCTTCCTGAAGCCTCTGGATCAGGTATTCACCGTCCACAGATGTCAGAATGCCATACCATCCGGAACGGAAGAACTTTTCGGTCTTCAAGGCTTCATCTACCGCTGTCCTGTTGGAAGGATTCCTTCGCACCGCCTTTAAAGCCCTCCGGTAATCGGCTGCCGCCTGCAGAACAATGGCGTTCGCCAGTCTCTCATAAGGATCCTCCGGTAGATTTCTGTTAACTGCCATCCATCACCACCTCCGCTTTCACGGCGTCGATCAGCGCCTTCTGTGTATGGTCTTTCGTTTCCAACGCCCGCATGATCTGCTCATCGATGGTCTTCGCCGCAACGATGTGGATCACGGACACTGTATTCTTCTGTCCCTGTCTCCAGAGCCTTGCAACCGTCTGTTGGTACAGTTCCAGGCTCCATGTAAACCCGAACCATACAAGAATGCTGCCGCCGCTCTGAAGATTCAGCCCGTGACCGGCAGAGGCCGGATGGATCAGCCCGACAGGTACATTTCCCTCGTTCCACCGCCGGATATTCTGCTCTTTATCCAGTCTGGCAAAATCCAGATCCAGTTTCATCAGCCTTTCCTGTATCCGTTCCAAATCATGCTGGTACCAGTACGCTACAAGCACCGGTTTCCCGTTCGCCGATTCGATAATGTCTTCCAGCGCGTCCAGTTTCCGGTCATGGATCCTCTCATGATCGCCGTCATCGGAATAAACGGCTCCGTTTGCCATCTGTACCAGTTTTCCTGAAAGCGCCGCCGCGTTGGCCGCGGTGACTTCGCCTTTCGGCAGTTTCAGAAGCAGATCCTGTCTCATCCGGACATATTTCAGAAGTTCCTTTTTATCCAGATGCACCGTATACCTCGAATTGACCAGTTCCGGCATTTTCAGATGGTCCGCTGACTTCATGGATATCGTGATATCAGAAATCCTGTTGTAGATCGCTTCCTCCGCTCCCGGAAGCAGCTTATAGCTGTAAACGATATGGCCGTTTGTCTTATCCGGCTTGAAATACAGGTTTCTGTACTGCCCGATAAACCTTCCCAGACGCTCGCCCATATCCAGGAGCTTATATTCCGCGAATAAGTCCATCAGTCCGTTGGACGAAGGCGTTCCGGTAAGTCCAACAATCCGTTTCACCTTCGGCCTTACCTTCATCAGCGCCTTGAACCGTTTGGCCTGCCAGTTCTTGAAAGATGACAATTCATCCACAACAATCATGTCATAGTCAAAAGGTAATCTACTCTTCTCGATCAGCCACTGGACATTTTCCCTGTTGATCAGGTAGATGTCTGCCGGTGTTTCCAGTGCTTTTATCCTCTCAGCCTCGGTACCGACCGCCACACTGTATCTCAGGTCGGAAATATGGTCCCATTTCTCGATTTCATCCGGCCAGCTCAAACTAACGACTCTTATTGGACCGATAATAAGAGCCTTGCGAATTTCAAACCGATCAAACATCAGCTCTTCTAACGCCGTAAGTGTTGTGATCGTTTTTCCAAGACCACAATCTAAAAAGAGGGCTGCTTCAGGATGCTCGATTATAAATTGTGAACTATAGACCTGATAATCATGCAGATTACTCTTTCTTAACAAATCTTCCATGACGATCCCTCTCTTTCTGTGCCGCATGAATCTTTGCATGCTCTGACGCTGAAAGCACTTTAAGGTTTTCCATATCGTTGTTTTCGTGATTTCCATCAATATGATGAACCTCTTCGCCTGGCTGCAGCTTGCGTCCAATTTTTATTTCCGCTAATCCTCTATGGATCAGTTTTCCTGCAACAACCTGATTCTTCGCGCCTGCTTTCTCAAAGTTGATAAAATCCATGTAGCAGCCTTCATCACAAAAATTATGTTTATTCCTTGCTGCATCTGATCGTTTTTTGTAGATTGGTTTCCCACACCAATCACAAGGAACATAGATTTTCTTTGTCTTAAATTCATATCCACATTCCGGACTGCAGAAATAATGGTCATTGCGCTTTTTGTGATGTCCCGTGTATTCAAATTCGATGCCGCAGTTATCACACTTCATAATTCTCTGTTTCCGGTATCTTTCTGCATTTGCTTTCCCTAAACAAGCTCTGCTGCAATAGTTATGCTCTTTGATCCAGGCTTTCTTCCGCAGAAATTCCTTTCCACAGATCTCACACTTTATTTTTAATCTCATCAATGATCCCTCCAATCTGCTCCGGGTTGTCCAGCACATACACTCTGAACCCCAAAGACCTCAGCAGCTCATGCCTTGACTTCTGCAATGGCCTCGCCTTCTTCCCCTGAGCCTTTACTTCCACAAATCCCATCCTCCCATCCGGTAAAAGCACGATCCGATCAGGCATTCCATCGAATCCCGGTGCTACCCACTTCGGGCAGATACCGCCTGCCGCTTTCACCGCCCTCACAAGTTTCTGCTCTACTGTTTTCTCTCTCATATGTCCTCCGTCATGGAACAACGGCACAGAAAATCCTTTACGCGCGTATATATGTGCGTTACGCGCACCTGATTTCTCTCAAAAACACCATTTATTTGTTCTATTAAGAAAATCTTGTTATCCTGTTCCATTTCCCTTCCAAACCGCCCTTGTAATAAGGCTTTTTCCCGGAACAACCCGTTAGGAACGGAACAAGATTCTGTTCCGTTCCCATGGCCTGTTCCTCATTTACTCATCTCGCCTGTATATCCTCTGCTTGCCGTAGATTGGCAGGATCTTTCCTTTTCCGGTTTTGCTCCACCCTTCGACACGCTCCATAATGGCCGCGATGGCATAACTGTCCGCGGGCTTCATATCCTCTTTGGGCTTCCCGAAACACTCGCACCAGATCTCCATGTTGGATACTTCCATCCTGCGGAAGGAGCCGATCGGCCTCATGGGATCATCCGCGTCACGCACATATTCCTTGCGCTTGTAGACATCCATCGAATCCCAGTTATCCGGAAGGGGCATATCCAGGTATTCCTGCACCAGACCTTCCCGGTCATCACGCTCCATCGCCGCCCGCTGCTCTTCCTTGGCATAGTCCTCCAGCTCTGGCGGAAGATACAGCTTCTCCCCGGCTTTGGCATACAGCACGACCTCCGCCCAGACCTGCTTGACCGTATCTTCATCCAGATCCCACGGCTTGTATTTGCCATTCCCCGGAACCTTCACATTCCAGTAACGCCTGTTGCCGGTAATATCCCTGAGATATCCGTTCTGGCTGTTGGTGGTACCGAAAAAGACACACTGCCTCGGATGCGGCGTTACCCTCCGTCCGAAACTCGCCCTGTACTTGTCATCCTGTCTGGAAATGAAGGCTTTCACCTTGTCCAGATCAGCCTTCTTCATACCGGCAAGTTCTCCGATTTCCATGATCCAGTACCCCTGCAGCTTCTCCGCCGCCGTCTTGTCGTTCATATCCGAAAGGTTTAGGCTGTCGGAATACCACTCTCCGCCAAGCTTCGCGATCAGCGTGCTTTTTCCGATTCCCTGATCTCCGTTCAAGACGATCATGGTGTCAAACTTCACTCCCGGCTTATGCACACGGACATAAGCGGCACACAGTTCCTTCCTCGTGACCGCCCTGACATAAGGCGAATCCTCCGCTCCCAGATAATCGATGAGCAGAGTGTCCACCCTCTCAATCCCGTCCCACTCCGGCAGGGACTCGAAAAACTCCCTGATCGGATGGTAGGACCGGTCATCCACGACCTTTGCGACCGCAATATCATAATTTCTGGCAGAAAATGTCCCATAAGCCGCATCCACATAACAGATCAGCTGGGCGTCATCAGCGTCTCTCCAGAACTTCGCCGGATGCGACCACGGAACCTTCCCCTTGATCTCCATGCCATCCGCCAGCTGATTGAACACAATGCCTTTCAGGTTCTCATCGTTCTGCATGATCAGCGTGATGTTGTGAAGGTTATTCTTCAGTTCCATGCTTCGCTTCTCATACTGCAGCTGCTTTTTCCAGGCATCCGGATCCTCTTCGTCAAATTCCTCCGCCGCTGCCTGCTGCTTCTCTTCAAAGATGCGGAGCTTCACCTGTTCATCCGACACGGCAAACTCCGCCATAGCATTGAAGGACTTCTTCGGATCATCATCCGGGAACTTATGGACCCTCACCACGTCAAATGCGTTCAGCAGCTGCCCGCAGGCCGGATCCGTTGCGTGGAAGCTGTAGGAAAACTTCTCATCGATGATGGTCACTCCGGCAGAACTGTCAGCCGGGATATAGTCATACCTTCCTTCCATCGCTGACGGCTCATACACATCCGGCAGGAACTTCTCGATTGCTTCCCTGATCGAATATGTCCGGCAGAACGCCCCAACCACTCCGGTCTTTGTCAGGGGATCCGCCTGCTGCTTCGCCGATTTCTGCACCGCCTCCGACTCCCTGGACGATACCGGCCATGTGGAAGCATCATGCCAGTCATCATAAAGGCCCAGATAGTAATCCGGATCCAGGACATCACCGTCCATGACCTTATAGACATACTCGCCGTTGCTTGAAGTGGAAGGCCAGTACATGAGCCTGTGCGGCTGATAGGTGGTATCGTCAAACATATCCATGCCGATCTCCTGCGCCACCTTCCTCGCAAGAGCCGGATACTCATCTTCGGAAACATCCCTTTTCAGCGGCATGATCAGCCTGAGCCTCGGAGCCTCTGGGGTATGCTTGTGCGTGGAATAAATGCACATCTCGTGGGAATTGAACATGGACAGTTCATCCAGGACATCCGGCGTACCGTGGTCCATATCAAGCGTCAGCATGGAACGGCACAGCACCGTTCCGGTCTTTCTCCTGCCGCCCCTTAAATGCCCGCCGACAAAACCGCCCACATCCTTGATGCTGTCCTGCTGCGGCTTCGTCATCTTCCTGTATTCCTCGACCGTTTCCGTAGTGGTCTGCGTGGTACTGACCCTTTTGCAGAAATCATCCCAGGAGATATCGTTGTTCTTCCATTTCTTCTCCATGCGGGAATTGCCATATGCTATCTTCATCAAACCATTCCCTCCTTCTCCTGCAGGTCATCCGTAAAGTATCGAATCTTCTTCCTCATCCTTTTTGCCTTGTCGATCTCGGCAGCCATTCCTTCGGAAACCACATCACCGAACACCCAGATTTCTTCGCACTTTCCCATGAACACAATCCCCATCTTCAGCCCCAGCCATCTTTCCGTTTCCTCATTCAGGTACTGCGGACACAAAAGATGCGGCGCGATCGGGATATATTTCTTCTCCACCGCGAATCTGGAAAACGCCCTTGCCCTGTAGGTATTCTTCTCAATATCCCCGGCATACGGAGAGCATATATAGACCAAAGGGCGGTAAGCGGCAGCCGCCCTGGCTGCACGCTCTTCCGC